TGTTGTGCAATATTATCTAACCATTTATAAAATTCTTTAAACTCATTTATTATATGAGGAGCTTTATTTTTATTTGGTGCCGAACTACCAGCGTTACCTGTTTCTATATGTGTTTTTATATTTGTAGTGTTTATTAAATCATTACAAATTGATTCTAATTTTTTAAAATCAAACCCATCATAATGAACTTTAATAATAAGAGGTTCAAATGGTGTTACATCAATTAGTTTTGGTACGGGCATTTCTTTTAGGTTTTTCGGTTTTACTTCTAAAGAAAATAAATAGTTTTGATTCTAAATTATCCATTTGAGTCATTGCTATCCATTTACCTAATACACTACCACCAATATAAAATGGCAGTACCCACATATCACCTCTTAATAAACTATCTAATGAAAAATAAACTGAAGCTAGTGATACTAAATTAATCCATACTGAATTAATAAGTAACCTATTTAGTTGGTTTTCATATGTAAATTTAATCTCCAATACTTTGAAGATATTGAACATTATTTGAAAGGTTAATATGGCAATATAATTCATCATTTGATAAAAGGTAATATTGCTAATTCTTTTCCTTTTGATTCAACCATAATGTCCACATCCAATTCGTATGTATTGGGGAGGGCATTAATATACACAGAATGTGCTTGTGGTTTTTCTTTTGGGTTGTTTTCATGTAATGCTTTTGATTCTGAATAATGAACTTCTTGTTTGATACCTTTTGGCCAAGTAGTTGCTGCTAATTTAAGTGCTTCTTCTTCCGTTAATCCACCTGTACAAAATTGGTGGTGGTGATAATCGAATACAATTGGAATACCTGTATGTTCGTGAATATACATAAGGTCTTTAACTGAGTACATAGAAGCCTTATCGTCATTCTCCAATGTCAATCGTTTGCGTACACTTAGAGAGAGTCTTTTGAAGTTTGTAATGAATCTATCCATCGCGGATTTTTTATCCCCATACACCCCATTACAATGAATATTAATGTTGTTATAATGAGTTTTTGATAATCCCATCATATCAAAAATCTTACCATGTAGCTCTAAATCAAGAATAGTTTTTTGAATAACTGATTCATTTGGTGATGGTAATACATTGAATGGACCTGGATGTGAGTTTATACGCATATTCCAAAACTTAGCAAAATCACCCGCTTTTTTTAGTTCGGATTTAATTTGTTTGTAATCTTTTAGTTGGGTTATATCCAAATGGTCTCCCCAAGGGACAATCGTAGATGATAAACGAAATAATTTAATTCCATTTAATCTATTCCATTCTAATATTTTGATAACATCTTTTGCATTGAGTAATGCAAGTTCGGAAACATATTCTAAACCTTTGGATTCAAAAGTTCGTTTAACCATAGCTCGGTTAGTACTCACTTTCTTACCCATACTCATATTAATACAAGCGTATCCTAAATTCATCTTTGGTATAATTTGTTGTTATACAAATATACGAAAAAATATTCAGTTTACCAAATATTAATATGATTTACTTGAAAAATCAGTTGGGTATTGTGAAGGTTTGATATTTTGTATCCAGTAATTAACCGCATTTTGGTCATTTATCCAATTCTTACGGTCATCCCAATTGAAAGTAGCCTTAGCGTAATAAGGTAACATATTCTTTATTGCAGCTGCTCTACTTGGATGCTCTGCTCTTACAATATTTATTATCCCATCACCATCGGTATCATAACCATCAACAGTACCATCACCATCATAATCAATTGCTCTCTTTGAGTAATCGGTTTGTAGGTTCATTAGTATCTCATCGGTTATTTCAGGTTCTAATGCTGCTTTTTCTTCATCAGTTAGGGTAACTTCTTCCAAATTTGTTGAAGTGATTTCAACTTTTTTTTTTTCGGTTTCGTATTTTTCTGCTGCTTCTACTAATGCTTCGTTTGGTTCTGATGGATTTTCTATTTCATTAAAGAATACTTCTGTATCTTTTTTTGATAGAGTTATTGGTTCATCATATAATCCTAACTCTTGGTCATTTTTCATCATTTCGGCTAACATATCCTCTCGTCTTTTCTTATCACCATATACTTCATAATCCTTATAATTCTCCTCCATTAATTCATCTAATCCATCTCCTAATGTAGCATCCCAATCTGATAAATCATCTTCTTCTTTACGTTTCATAATCAAACCATTGAACGCAATAATAAGTGCAATTGCTAATGGGTCAAATACTAATACAATTATAAGGATAAAGAATTTCACAACATCGTTAAGTGGAACATTAAACGCTTCTGCTACGAAACGAAATCCACCAACTTCTCTTTCTAACTGAATATTGTTATTCTTAATTGAATTGATTGAATCTAATGCTACATTGTTTTGTATAGTTAGTTCATCGATACGTTTGGATACTGCTGTTATTTCTTTATCGGCTGATTTAATCATTTGTGTAACTCTTAAAGTAGATTTATCCTTATCAATTTGTTTAGACAAGTTACTCTCTTGTGAGTTACGAATGTTTTGTTGGTTATTCAATTGAGTTGTATATCGTGCTATCTCCGTATCATTTTTAATGATTTGTGATTGATACACCGATATATCTCTTTCAACTTTTTGTAGTTCTAAGTTTTGTTGTTGGAAAGCATTTGATAGATATCCAAAAATACCTGCGGATGTAATTAACATAAGTATTGCTACTGATATAGCTAAGTACCATTTATTAAATCCTTTAATAATATCCCATTGTTGTTTAAGATATGTTGCGGCTACTAATTTAGCGAATTCTAATGCACCTGCCATTACCATTACTGATAACGAAGCACCGGCAAATAGAACACCTAAACCTGTTACGGAAAAGTAGGCTGCACATCCGGCAACAATTATTGCTGATAATCCAACTAAATACTTTAACCAATTCATATTACGATAAATCTACAATGTTTGTTGTTAATTCTACCAATCTTTCGATTTCATTTGATAACTTAATTGCTTGTGCTTGGTCTGCAGGTCTTTCACCTTTTAACATTTCTGCAATAACTTTAGCTCTTTTAGTGATAGCTTCCAAATGCTCTTGAGCTCTCATTTTGTATTCTGGTTTCATAATTTGTTTTTTTAAATTGTATATATAAATATACTCTAAATAAAAATGAGGGTGAAATCAACCACCCCCATTATTGTTAGTTTGTTGTTTAGAATAAATTAACCAATCGAAACCGTTCGTTTCTTTGGTTTTTCTGGTTCTCTCTTTGGTATTTGTAATTCCAACACACCATCTGCAAACGATGCTTTTACTTTATCTAAATCGAAGATTTTAGAATCAGCTGTAAAACTTCTTAAGAATGATGAACGTTTAACTTCTCTACGAAGATATACCCCACCTTCTTTTTCGGTTGCTTTACTTGATTTTTCTCCTTTTAGTGTAATCACATCACCATCTACATCAATGGTAATTTGTTCTTTAGTTAATCCCGGAACTTCTGCTACAATCTCAATACGGTCATCAAAATTAATGATGTCACATTTTGGATAAGCGTTTTGTTGGAATGGGTTAATACCAATTTCCTTTGATAATTGAGGAAATGATTCTGAAAATACTTTATCGAATAAAGTATCTAATGGTGAGAAGAACTCGTCCCTAAATGCTGGGCTAGGGAATCCCGGATGAATTTGATTTTTCATAATTTTACCTTTTTTTAAGCGTTAGTTTGTATCTCCTTTTGGATGATACGCTGATATGCTGGCCAGCTCTATCAGTTCATAAATATAATGAAATTAAAATTTATGCCGTCTGTCTTTCAATAATTGTACTCATATGGTCTGCCCAATGTAGTATGTATTGAATCTTAGAGCGAAGATATTTTGAAGTATCATATGTTTTGAAATACTTTTCATTATCATCGTCATATAAACCATCGGTAAGTTTAATACCAAAATATTCATTTTCACTATATTGAATACCATAATGATTTAAACTAAAAAATGTTCTATCGGTAATACTCATAAACGGAATATTTTCATTTCGTTTGTATAGTTCACCTCTATTATCAATATGCCACTTTGAATCGTTTGGTACATAATGTAATTCATCTTTAATACCCAACTTACCTAAATCATGATGAAGTGCCGCAAACAATAATTGGTCATCTGTAAAATCTATACTTCCGCCCGCTTCTTCATATAATTTTTTCATACGAAGTGAATTTTTACAAACATTTAAAATGTGGTCTATATATCCACCTTCATATGCATTATGATAATTTAAATTACCACTAGCTGGTGATATAATTAAATTAGGACCTAATTCGTCCATAGAATACATTATTAATAATTTTTCCAATCTCTCAGGATTAGAACTACAAGCCTTACGAACTAAGTTCAAAAACTTTTCGTAATTTTCTTCCAATTGTTTTTCGTTATAATTTTTCATAATACAAATATACTAATTTATTTTTAATTTTCCAAATTTTCTTCAATATCCTCACCACATAGGGCTGAATATAATACATCTAGTTCTTCCTCACTACCACACCACCCTAACCCATCCATATCCATCATTTCAATAAAAAATTGACCTTTTTTTAATCCAATTTCTTTAAGCATTAATTGTTCATCTGTTGAATTGGATATTAGTTGTGGTGAAAATTCATCGTTTCGATATTTTGGAATTGCTAATGTCCAATAATAATGTCCGTCCTCACCATCACCATCTTCTCCAATACCATCACCACCTACAATTTTTATCCAACCCTGTCTTATAAAGGTTGCTTCAGTAATTGGTGTCATTGGTAATTTAACTTCTTTTTTTCTCATCAGTCTAAAACTATTTTAGTGTATATATTTTTATTGGATATTGAATGTGATGTTTTTAAAACGAGCGTGTCACCAATCATTTCCCTAATTGGGGATATTATTGTATTTATCTCGCCACCTTTACCACTATAAGATGAACTATTTGTTGTAGGTACTAATTCATCTTTATTTGATATTAACGCCGGTAAATTAACTATTGTGAATTGTCCTGTAAAATAGTTTATATACGTTTTGGTAATAGTTACAATTTCATCACCACGTCTTAACCACCAATAAAGATTACTTTCAAAATTTACGTTTTCGTTGGGGTATGGTTCTTTACCATTAACTAAAATTCTGCCAGTAACTCTATGTGATTGAGGTGTACCAATAGATGTAATCTTTAAATGATAAAATCCATTTTGGTCTTTTGGTAAACTCCTTAAGCCGTTTTGAGTTAATACGGAATCAATTGTAAGTGTATATTCTTTTTGTGGAATATATTCATCTTCTTTTGTACACGCTGCAAATAAAATTAAAAGGGGTATTAATTTTTTCATTATAACAATTTTTTAAGTATTGATTCCCAAGTCGGGTATTCGTTCCAAGTTCCAGTTTCGTAATTCAATCCAAATTGTAATAGTTCACCTTCAAATTTTCCTGCACCATTAGCGGTTCTATCATCGATTAGATAATCACCTCTCAACATATTTTTTAAATGAGTAACTACCATTTTTTTACGGAACAAATCTCCGAAGTGTTCTTCAATCCAATATCTCTTATCCATAGCCGATGATGGGTTTCCCCAAGGTGCCGCAGTTGCTATATACAATTCGTACTTACCACTTTCTGCTAATTTGTTGATTACTTCGATAGCTCCTTCGATTGGTGGTGGGTTTCTGAATATACCTGGTATGTGGTCATATCTACCTTCGTATTCTACTTTTAAATGTGGACTACGATTGGTAACAATTTCTACTTGCTTTACGAAGTCCACCAGAACTCCATCCATATCAATCCACACTATTTGCTTTGCACTATTCATATCTCTTTTTCTTTATATAATAAAGATACGAAAAATATCTCAGATTACCAAATAAAAGAGGGGAAATAACCCGTTGAAAATCAACAAGTTACGTCCCCTTTTATAAGTCATTGACAATCAATTAGTTATAACTTCTTCATTTTCAACACTTTCTTCTTCGTTTGTAAATGGATTATAACTAAAATCTAGCTCATATTGATTATTTTCTCCTAACAATATTTGTTCTTCTAATTCATATCTTTCCAATACTCTTTTAACGATACCAGAACGAATACAATCTTCTTTTGTAAATTCAATCTGATAAACTCCTTTTAATTTACCCAATCGTTTCCACACATCAAAGAATCCACTTTTTGTATAAGCGGGTGAACCATTATTTTTGTATTTATCACATTGAGAAAGGTCACCTTCGATAATCAATTTAGCATCGTCTGAAATACGAGTAATTAAAGTTTTTAATTGCTGTGGTGATGCGTTTTGTGCTTCATCTAAAATAATATAACTTTTTTCAAAATTTATACCTCTAAGAAAATTTAATACTTTAAATTCAATCTTACCCTGGTCAATTAATTTTTTAGTTTCAACCGGCCCAATTATTTTATGCATTATAAATAAAGATGATTCATTATGTACGGCTATTTTTTCCATTAAATCACCCGGCAAATGCCCTAACTTATCTTCACTACCAACATCAACAGTTGGATTGATAATAATTAATTTTTCAATATTTGATAAACGATGTAATAATAACTCTAAACCTTTTTGTATTGATATATATGTTTTTCCTGCTCCTGCTAAAGCATGCCCCATTATGATGTTATGGTTAGGATGCTCTATTGCTTTGTAAAATCTTTTTTGATTATATGTTTTAAATTTTATTTTTTTAATTGCTTTTGGATAAGATAATTTATATTCTTTCATTACTTCTACTGAAACTTCTTCTTTGCCTTCATTGATTTTTTTCCTAGCCATAATACTGATTTATATGTTATGTACCATTGTAACTTTTTCTTTAGAGGGATTTCCTCTAGCTTTTTTTAATTTAATAAGTTTTAATTGAGTATGTATATCTCTGCACATTTCGTATTTTTCTAAACGAATGCATAAATTTAATAGCAATTCTAATGCAGGAATATAATCTTTTTGATATATTTTAGAAATTATATCAGAGTCTTTAAAACGAAATAAGATTATGTGAGATTTTTTTGATTTAATTGCCAGTAATAATCGTTGAAATGTTTGTTGGAAAAATTCATCTCCAAAATTATGTAAGTACTTATTAATAATTGGGTTAGAGCTATTAAGGTACTTATGCCATGCAACGTTAGGATTAATCATTGGCAACCATTTTAATTACTTATAAGTATTACCAAGCTTTGAAATACGAATTATTTCTTTTTAAATAAATGTTATTTATTATTCAGTTTTCCCAATTCTTCTTTCGCCGATTTTTCAATATTTCCTACTGCTCCTTTTGCGGAATCTACGGCTCCTTGTACTGCTCCTTTAGCGGAATCTACGGCTCCTTTTGCTGCCGCTTGTGCATTTGATACGGCACTTTGAGCGGATGATACTGCTGATTTTGCCGCTGCCGCTGCACCTACTACCGCTGCAGTTGCACCTGCCGCTGCGGCTGTTGCTGCTGCGATTGAACCTTGTACCTTATTTGCTGCATCTTGTAATCCCGCCAATGCTCCTTTTAATCCCTTACCTTTATTCTTTTTAACTTTTTTCGGTTCTTTTGGTTTCTTTAATTTTATTTTTGGAACTTTAGGTAATTTTGGTTTTCCAAACTTAGGTAACGCAGGTAATTTTGGCAATACAGGTAAAGCCGGTAATGGTAATAATGCTAATAAATCAGAGGCCGCTGGTAATTTTGGAATTTTAGGTATAGCGGGTAATTTTGGAATTTTAGGTATAGTTGGAATTTTTCCGTTTAAAGATTTAAGTGCTGCTTCGGCTTTTGCTTTTGCATCGTTTATTGCTTTCTTTGCTTCATTTACGTTTGCTATAAGTGTTGAAACTTCTTGCTTTTTAGTATTCAAATCCCCTTTAAATATATTTACATCTTTTAATATTTCTTGAGTAATTCCCGCTGCTCTTTTCGCGCGGCTTAGATTTGCATATAATTTAGTATTATATCTTTTATTGAATGTGATAACATCTCCTTCTTTAGCGTTATCAGTTGTAATCTTAGCATCCAATTGAGCATATGCCGAATCAAATAATGGGAATCTATAACTTCTTTCAGATTTTATTTCATCCTCTAATAATTTAATTTTTACTTCAATTTGTAGTTGTTCCTTCTGCCCTTTAGCCAATGCAATATTAGCTGCATTAAGAGGGTTATTATCCGTTTCGGTTTCAATAACTACCAACTCTTTTCCTATACCATATGAAGCGGATACGGTTGTTAAAACTTTTCCAGTTGCCCAATCTCCGTTTAATTCATTCCATCCTGCTATTGTTTCTGCTTGTAGTACTCCGTTATTTACATCATCTAAAGGTGAAGGTTTATCAACTAACCAATCAATGAATCTTACTAAATTAGAATAGTTAACCTCAAAACTACCATTTGTGATGAATATATTTGTTCTGAAATCTACTCTTGATTTTAGTTCCAAAGGTACTGCGTTTTTTGCAATATTTACGGCTTCATCATAAACAAAACTTACAATATTAGCACTATCAAAACTAGCTTGTAAAAAATATGGATTACCTTCAATTAAGGCAGCATTTAAATCATTATAATACGTTTGTGAAGTATAATATACAGGAGATGTATCATTATAATCTTTAAAGATAGCTAATATAAATCTAAAATTAGTACCTTCTACATAATTTAGATTCTTTAAAGTTTTTGTAGTAAATGGTAATACGTTTTTATCAGCGTATCTTCCAAATAAATTTATTTTAGCTTTTTCTTGAACCTGATTAGATTCATACTGAAGTAATCCACTAGCACGTGACAATGACAGAAATTGGTCAGATATATAATTACCTGTTTGTGGGTATGTGTTTTGTAAATTATTTAGTCTTTTATACTCCATAGAGATAAATATACAAACTGAAAATTATTCCAATTCGTTATTTAGCCCATTTACCTCTTTGTACCAATTGAGCAATAATCCCATAAACTGAAAGGTCTTGGTAAGTATCTTGAACCGATTCACCAACTTCATCAGGCTGACCCAATACAACTAATTGCTTTAATCTTTGTACTTTATCGTTGATTCTAAACCAAAGTCCTGTGAGTGATAATTTTATATCTTCTTTTGTTTCTAATGAAGAACCAACTGATATATTACCAGGTCCATAGTTTCTTTGTTTTTTACAAAAGGTTTCATACATCTCTATCTGTACTTTCTTAAATTCATCCATCATTTCTGGATAAGTTCTTTCACAATATTCAATCGCAGTTTCTTCTTTCATATAAAAAATATATTTTGGTGTAATACAAATATATGAATATATCTTGAATTTTCCAAGCAAAACAAACTTTATTTAAAAAAATGAAAAAGTTTTCCACATTTCTTTACGTTTGAGTTTTTTGGACAATAGTTATTGACACTAGACTACTTAACCAGGAAAGCAGAAAGCAGTATAAATAAAGAATTAACTAGGAACTTGGAGCTGCTTACACGTCTGAAAAACTTCCATCCTCATTTTTAATTGAGATTTTGTAAATTCTACCCGTTGGGTCTGAATTTGTTAACTCATTCTTTTTTTCTTCGGCACTTTCTAAATCTTCGAATTCATCCAAAGTATCATTAGAATTTAATTTCAAAACCCATACTTGTCTTTTCGCCCAATTAGGGTCACCTAAATTTGTATCTATTGGAATTAATTGTTTGTGAATAACGTACATAATTTATTTTTGTTTTTTCTTTAAAAGAGATTTTATATCGCAATAACACGTATTAGAACTATGAGCTATAGCCATTAGTATCCACATCAACGTCATTTCACCTAAACCAAAAATGGTTTTAGGAGTATCACTACTTAATGCGTTTGGTGAACAATGTGTTATTGATTGTGTTG